TGTTGCTCGTGGAGATTCCTCGGATTATTCTGCATGTCATGTTATTGATATAGAAGAATCATCTCAAGTTGCCGAATATAAAGGTAAATTAGATACAAAAGATTTTGGAAACTTCCTTGTATCACTTGCAACTGAATATAATAATGCATTACTTGTTATTGAGAACGCAAATATTGGTTGGGCAGTAATACAACAAGTAATTGATAGAGGATATGGGAATCTTTTCTACATGAGTAAGGATTTAAAGTATGTAGATGTAGAAAATCAATTAACAAACAAATATAGAGCACAAGATAGAGGATTAACGGCAGGATTTAGTACAACTTCCAAAACACGACCTTTGATTATATCAAAGTTGGAACAATATATTAGAGAAAAATCAGTAACGATTCGTTCACAAAGAACAATAGATGAATTATTTACATTTATATGGAGTGGAAACAGAGCTGAAGCTATGAGAGGTTATAATGATGATTTAACAATGTCATTATCAATCGGATTATGGGTTAGAGATACTGCATTAAGATTAAGACAAGAAGGAATTGATTTAACAAAACAAGCATTAGGTGGTATTGGAGCACACTCTTTAGATATTAGTGGAATGGGATTTGGAGGTAACTCTTCAATGGAAGATGACCCTTGGAAAATGAGAGTTGGAGATAGTAATGAAGACCTAACTTGGTTAATTAAATAATTGTATATTTATAATATAAGGAGAAATAACTATGATATCATTAAAAAATTTACTTAACGAAGAAATACACACAGAAGAATATACTGTGGAAAATTATCACGATATAAAAGAATTCTGTGAATTCATGAAAGAATACAAATCTGATATGAATGAAGCTGAGTATCAAGGTAGAACAGTTAAACTTGGAAAACCAATGCAAGGTGATGTTAAAAAATTTAAGGTATATGTCAAAAACCCACAAGGTAACGTTGTAAAAGTTAACTTTGGACATGGAGGAAGTTCAGCAAAAGGAAAAACAATGAAAATCAGAAAATCTAATCCTGATGCAAGAAAAGCATTTAGAGCTAGACACAACTGTGATTCACCAGGTCCAAGACACAAAGCAAGGTATTGGTCTTGTAGAAAATGGTAAAACAAAAACAAATAAAGGTTATAATTTAAATTAGGAACAAAATGGCAGATACTTCATTTTTTGGTAGATTAACGAAACTCTTCAGAGCTCAAGCAGTTGTTACTGTTGACAAAGATGGTAAGAGAAAAGTTGTTGATACCGATGAAAGACAACAAACAAATTTATCTTCTCTAAGAGATAGATATACGAAACTACAAAAAAGTTTCTTTGAACAAGCAGGTGGTGCTCAATCAATGGCATACCAACAAGTTCGTAGAGAAGTTTTTAGAGATTACGATGCGATGGATAACGACCCAATACTTGCATCGGCTCTTGATATATATGCAGATGAATCAACACTAAAGAACGAATTTGGTGATACTCTTATGATTCATTCTGATAATGAACGAGTTCAAGATATATTAGTAAACTTATTTTATGATGTTCTTAATATAGAATTCAACTTATGGCCATGGACTAGAAATATGTGTAAGTATGGAGATTTCTTTTTAGGTTTAGAAGTTGCAGAAGGAAAAGGTATCGTAAATGTTACTCCTCATTCAGTTTATAATACAGAAAGATTAGAAAGAACAGACCCATCAAATCCAAATTCAGTAAAGTTTAAAATTACTGAAGACCCGAATGGAAAAGAAGAATACGAAAACTTTGAAATCGCTCACTTTAGGTTGTTAGCAGATACTAACTGGTTACCATATGGTAAATCTATGATTGAGAATGGACGAAGATTGTGGAAACAATTATCTCTAATGGAAGATGCTATGTTAATCCATAGAATCATGAGAGCACCTGAAAAAAGAGTTTTCAAAATTGATATTGGTAACATCCCACCAACAGAAGTGGATAACTATATGCAGAGAATCATCAACAAGATGAAGAAAGTTCCTTTCATCGATAGAAATACTGGTGATTACAACTTAAAGTATAATATGCAAAACCTAACAGAAGATTTCTATCTTCCTGTTCGTGGTGGTGATAGTGGTACACAAATCGATAATCTTTCAGGATTAGAGTATGCAACTATTGAAGATATTGATTACTTAAAAAATAAATTATTTGCAGCATTAAAAATTCCAAGAGCTTATTTAGGATATGAAGAAAATGTAAATGGTAAAGCAACACTTGCTGCTGAAGATGTAAGATTTGCAAGAACAATTGAAAGAATCCAAAGAACAGTAATTTCAGAATTATCTAAAATTGCCATTGTTCATTTATATGCACAAGGGATAACAGATTCAGAAATGACTAACTTTGAATTACAATTAGTAAATCCATCTACAATTTATGAACAAGAGAAAGTAAACTTGTGGAGTGAAAAAATTAGATTGGCTCAAGATATTCAAGGATTAAATATGTTATCTAAAGATTGGGTATATGAAAATATATTTAAATTATCTGAAGGAGAATCTGATGAACAAAGAGTAATGATGTTAGATGATTTAAAAGATAGATTTAGATTCCGTTCTATTGAAGATGAGGGTAATGACCCTGCAATGGAAGATGAAGAACCTGATGATATTGAAGAATCAATAGAAGCATTGAAACAAGAAATAAAAAATAAGGGTGGAAGGCCTCGTGAAGGTGGTACTTATGGGAAAGATAAACATCCATTAGGTAGAGACCCTTTGGGAAAGAAGGAAAAAAACAAAAAACGTTCAAGAACTTCTGAAGAAAAAGCAATAAAAATGATATCAGGTATAGCATCAAAACGTAAATATTTAAATGAGATTAAAGGTATGTTAGATGAAGATAATATACTTGAAGAGTAGAGAAATTTCTGTTAACTTTATAAATTTATATTTATAGTAGGGAAATTTTACTATATCATAATAGGAAAAAAATAAGATGAAAAAAATAAAACATTCAAAATTTAAGAATACTGGTTTCCTTTTTGAACTTTTAACAAGGCAGATTACTGTTGAAATACTAAATGGTAGTGAAGAAAAGTCAAAAGAAATAATCAGAGAATTCTACGGTAAAGGTACTGAAATGTCTAAGGAACTTAGATTATTTAACCTTTTAATAAATGAAAAGTATAATAGTGAATCTAAAGCAGAAAAATTTATTGATGCTATATTAGAAGCACATACTAGAATTAATTATAAAAAACTTCAACGAGAAAAATATAATCTTGTAAAATCAATCAAAGAAAATTTTGAAATTAATAATTTTTTATCTTCCCCGGTAACAAACTATAAAATTTTAGCTTCAATTCATAAACTTTTTGAAGGTAAAAAGAATGATATTCTTGATGTCAAGGATATATTCGATTCGAAAATTACTATTGTAGAGCACATTTCATCTATTTCCCAAGATTCTAAAGTTCTTAAACAAGATAAATTAGTAGAAGAATATAGAAAACAAGAGAAAGACCTCAGGTTATTGACATACAAGATTCTTGTTGAAACTTTTAATAAAAAATATACTACTTTAGATAAATCACAAAAAGGATTGTTAAGAGAGTATATTAATAATGTTACTAACACATCCAAGTTCAACGAATATTTTGAATCAGAATTAATCAAAACTATTACTGAATTACATTCAATGTATAAGAGTATGAAAGATAAGATTACAAAAATAAAGTTGAAAGAAACTATTAATGTTTTGAAAAAACAGAAAATTGGTAAAAAAGTTACCGATGACCAAGTTTCGGCTTTAATGATGTCTTATGAATTGGTTAAGGAGATAAAAAATGTCAATAGAACAAAATCTTAATAAATTTTTAGAAGAACTTATCCAAGAAGTTGAAAAAGAATTGGATGAGGCAACTGCAACAGGCAATGTAGCTGGGTATAATGTACCTGGTGCATTTTCTGATGGTGGTGCTAAAGATAAAAAACGTAAGAAAAAGATTTCAACTCAATTTGGTATGAAAATAGTTGGTAAAATGGATGAAGCTTCTATCAAAGGTAGAAACAACAAAACTGGTGAATCATTCGGAATGGTTATCGGTTCTGATAAAAAAAATAAAGAAGGTGAATTTGAAGTAACTATACGAATTTCTTATAGTTCAAGAATAAGTTCTTACAAATTTATGTTTGATAAAGGTAGTAACCTTATTGCAATAAAAGATTATGGGTACTCAATGGATGGTAAGTTTCCTGATATGAAAGGTGGAGGTAGTGTAAAGAGTATCAGACCTAATGGAAGAGAAACTATTATTCAGATAGCTAAAATCACTTCTCCTGCATTTGCTAAGAAGATTGTTCAGCACGTAAAGAAAGTTAACGAATCAGTAAACGAAGCAAAATACTATATTACTCGTAATAAAGGTAGAGGAAGAGGTAAATCTTTAGTTGGTGGATATGATTTAAAAAGAGATAAAAAATTACCACCAAAAGAATTCAGAACATTTAAAGATGCTGAAAAAGAAGTAAAGAGATTACAAGATATGGAAAAAGGAATTCCAGGTGGTGGTTCTGCATATTTCGTAACTGATAAAAAAATGAATCGATTAAAAGAATCGATAAACGAAGCTAAAGTAAAGAGACCAGTTAATCGTTGGTTAGAATTAAAAAACGATGAAACAATGCATCCTCATAAAAAGATGGCAATGGGTTTAAAGGAATTAAAATATCAGTTAGCAGAAACTCAAAAGTTTTTTAATTGGTATAATAAAATTAAAACAATGAATGAGTTAGATTCCAATCAGTATTGGAAAAGAACAAATAAACATATTTATAAGATAAAGGAGAGATTGATAAATATCGCTCGAACTATACAGGAGATAGAAAAATGAAAATAACAAGAGAACATTTAAAAAACATAGTTAGAGAAGCTATGATTGAAGAATCTGAATATCAAGAATTTTTCAAAAGAGCCTTAGAAAAAGCTGGTAAATCAATTCCTTCCATGTCTGATGAAGAAAAAAAGGCATTCTTTAACAAGATTGAAAAAACTTGGAAAGGTAGAGGAAAAAAGAATGAAAGATTTGGAAGAGGTCATGAAGGACCTACTTTTAATGAAGAGAAAGTATCTGAATTAACAGATGCTCAGAAAAAACTACCACCGGCACTTCAAAAGGCAATAGAGAAAAAAGACGGAAAAAAAAAAGATGAGTCGGTAAACGAAGGATACTCTACTGAAGAAAAAAGAATTGTAATGATGGCAGTCAAAAAGATTGCTAAATATATGAATAGAGACCTTAAAACTGCATTGGGTTATGTAATCGGTGCAGCAAAAGAACTCGAAAGAAGTGGTAAGATAAAATAAGATGAAGAAAAGTGAATTGTTCGATATCATCAATGAGGAAATCTCAAATGCTAAATTTGGTGTAAACCATTTTTTAGTTACTGAGGAACTCAATGAGTCTGATAGAGATGAAATTAGAAAAATCATCAGACAAGAGGTATCGGCAATCTTTTTTGATTTGTTTAAAAAACGTAAAAGTTGGGGAGCATAATGGCAAATTTATTAATAGAAACAAACCTATTCGAAGGTAGAGTAAACGAGGACGAGAGTGGAAGAACTATCGTTAAGGGTATTTTACAAAGAGCAGGTGCTGAAAATCAAAATGGAAGGATATATCCTAAAGAAATTTTGATGAGAGAAGCAAAAAAATACGAAACACTTATTAAAGAAAGAAGAGCACTTGGTGAATTAGACCATCCAGATTCTTCTGTAATCAATCTAAAGAACGTATCTCATAACGTAAGAGAGATACATTGGGATAATGATGATTTAGTAGGAACAGTTGAGATTTTACCGACCCCATCTGGTAACATCTTAAAAGAACTACTTAAAGCAGGAATCCTTTTAGGTATATCATCAAGAGGTATGGGTTCAGTAGAACCTCTATCTGGTGGTAAAGTACAAGTAGGTGAAGATTTTGAATTGATTGGTTGGGATTTTGTTTCTAATCCATCAACACATGGAGCATTTATGACTCCGATGAATGAATCTGTTAACAAACAACTTATTAAACAAGGTGAAGTTTGTAACGAGTGGTGTAAATCACAAGATTTGATGAGAGAAATTATAACAGAATTAAACTAAATTATGGCATTTGATATAAAAAAATACTTAGGTGATAATAAAATTAAATTAGGAACAGTAACAAGAAACGTTGCAAGTGTTCCATTTAAAGGCGGTCACAATGATATAAGAAAAACAAATTATGATGTTAAGTTAACAGAAGATGGTAAACTTGATTTATATACACTCAAAAAGGAGACAAAGAAATTATGATTAAATTAACTGATTTATTAAAAGAAGAAGAAACGTTTACTGCTACATCTAAAAAGAGTGGAGAAACTGCTGTATTCAAAACAAAAGATGCAAGAGATGCTGCTGTAAAGGCTGGAACTCATTCTAAAATAAAAGATTCAGAAGATGGTGATGATAAAAAAGATACTCCTAAAGTAAACATCTTTGATAAACCTAAGAAAGATGAACCTAAGAAAGATGAACCTGTAAGGGATGACCAAACCGATGCACAGATAGAAGATGTTCAAAATAATATTGATGATATGCCTGGTGATGAAATACAAGATTATGCAGAATCAGATATATTCCCATATCTTAAAGGAAGAGATTTGGAACTTGCAAAAATGTATGTAGATGATATTGATGCGGCAGGGGATGATTTTGATAGAAGTGCTGATTTAAGAAAAGATTTAAAAGATTTATTTGATAAGAAAATGACTTTAGATTCTCCAAAAGAAGAACCTAAAGGAGAAGAACCTAAGAAAGATGAACCTGTAAGAGATGAATACTCCGATGCACAGATAGATGATGTTCAAAATAATATTGGTGATTTAGATGGCGATGAAATGAGAGATTATGCAGAATCAGATATATTCCCATATCTTAAAGGGAAAGATTTAGAAACTGCAAAAATGTTTGTAGATGATATTGAAGATTCTGGTTCAGATTTTGTTAGAAGTGCTGATGTAAGGGCAGATTTAAAAGATTTATTTGATAAGAAAATGAGTTTAGAGAATACCTCTACAAATCTAAGAGATTTATTACCAGAATCAATAATCAATGAAGGAACTCGTTCTCAAGTTGGTGTAATTGGTAGAAATGGTAAGATTGTTTCTGCATACGTTCACTACGATGGATATCCATCAAATATGAAACCAGGTTTAAAACATCACATGAAAAGTGATAAAGATGTTCTTAAACTAATTAAGATGGGTGGAGCAAGAGGAATCTTTGATGATAAAGAAATTGAATATTACAAAAATGGGAAACCAACTAAAGGTGATATGAAAGATTTTGGTAAATATGTAGATACTGCAGATAGAAGTGGTGGAGCAGAATACATATATTTATACAATATGAAAGATAAGAAATGGTATTTCGCCGATGTTTATGGTGATAAAAAATTAAAAAAATTATTTTAAGGAGAGTACAATGATTAAATTAACCCAACTAATGAACGAATCAGAAGAAAAGAGACCTCTTTCTTTAGAAGTTAAAAAACACTTCTTAGAAATCGTTTCTACTTACAACAAATATCAAGAATCAATGGATAGAAAATCTGATATTACTCAAGTGGCAGAAACACTTGGTGGTATTACAGAAGCAGCTAGAACATTAGCAATTCACGAAGGTGATGATTGGTTTGATAAACACACGATTAAAAGAAACATGAGTGAATTGGATAAGTTGGGTAAACAATTCGATAAAGTTGCTTCTGAAGCTAAGGCACTTGACCAAAGAATGGGTGGATTATATGAAGATATGGGACACAT